TGCTGCATCTGCAGGCCCTGGTGGAATGGGAGCAACTGGTGCTGGAACTGCTATGGGAGCAGAATTTCTTTTAGGCGTAGCTAACTTAGGAATACAAGGATATTTAGAAGGAAATGATCCTTTATCCATGACTGATGTAATAAAATCATTAGCAGCAAATCCTGCGATAGAAGGCGCATTAACTTATATACCAGAGAAAGCTGTCTATGCTATATATAAATTCTTTAGAAGAAATGCTGTAAGTTATATTGGTGGAAAAAAATTAACTAAAGAATTAGTTGATGTAGCTAATAATAATTCACCTTTCGTAGAACAGGGAAAACTTAATGCTGAAAAAATAAAACAATTAAATCAAGATTTATTAAATATATTTGGTGATAACGCACCTCAGTTAAAAGTATCGGCAATGGGAGTAATGCCTGAAGGAACATTATCAAGAACAGTTGGAAAATTTACTAAAAGCGAAGTTGCAGATACTGGCACTATAATGACTCTTAATAATATAGCTGAAACTAACGTAGCTATGAAAGAAATGATGATGAATTTAGCGGGTGTCGATAATCTTCCTCAAGGCTCACAATTAAAAATATTAGAAGCTTTTAGAGGAGAAGCAGTTAAATTAAATGATGCTGAACAAGCTGCATTAAATAAATTAATTGATATGGGAGAAACTAATTTCCTTACTACTTTAGCTGCAGTTGAAGATACTATCGGTGGTTGGCAGAACTTAGGAAAAGGAGAAACAGGAATTAGTTTAGATGCTATTCAAAATGTATTAACTAAGGAAAAAGATCAAGCTTTAGATGCATTAGATAAAGAAAGAAATAGTCTTTTAAGTTTATTATCAAATGAGCAAAAGAAAAACTTTGGTCAATATTCAAAATCTCTTCAACAAGTATATGATACTATGGGTAAGTATAAAAAAGATATTACAGGAGCATTTGATTTTAGCAAATCTAAAAGCAATATCTTAAATACTTTAAAAACAGGTATGGCAGAAGAAACAGGAAAACCTGGTCGTAAAGCATCTAAATTTGTATCTCTAGAAGCTATGGAAATTACAATTAAAAATTTATCTGATATTTTACAGCAAAGTGAAGATGCTATCTTTAAGAACTTTAAAATTAGTAAATCAGATTTAAAAAATTTAACTGCTAATGTTAGAAATGATTATAAAGTTGCTTTAGAAAAACAATTCGGACCAGAAAAAGCTGCAGAGTATCTTACTAATAGAACTAAATATAGAATTACTAGAGCGAATAAAGAAAGAGAATTATTAGATGAAATATTAAAAGTAGATAATACAGGTATATACCTAGATAACGATACTACTTTATTAAAACAATTATTAAAAGGTGGAGAAAATTCAGCTGACTTAGCAAATCAATTAATGAGGTCTATATCAGGAGCCACAAACGGTGCTGAATTAGATCAAGCAGTTAAAACCTTTGTAACGGAAGATTATATTAAAGATGTATTTGGTTATGAAGCATATCAGTTATTGAAATCTGAAGGCCCGAGTGCTTTAAGAAAAATTGCAAATTTACCTGGTTTTAATTATAAGCAAACTTTAAAGAATATGAATAATTACTTTGGAAACGAAAGTAAACAGCAAGTATTAAAAGAATTAATTGGAGAAGAGGCTCTTCAAGCATTTAAAAATCCTAGAAATGCTTTAAATAGTTTTATCGATACTCAAGAAAAAGCTTTAAAACAAATAGATAGTTTAAAAGCATCTACTAACGGTTTTATCGCAAGTACTGATTTAGGAACTATCTATAATAACTTATTACAAAGACCTGAATTTACTATGAAAGCTTTAAAGGCATTATCGAAAGAAAGTCAAACTGATTTTAAAGCTTATAGTTTACGACAGTTATTTAATAGTTCTTTTATTCGAGGTGAAGCAGGTGGAGAGATATTTAGTTCAAAAGTATTATTAAAAAACTTAAGAGATAATCAAGAATTCTATGCAGGTATTTATGGTGAAAATAACGTTCTTAAAATGATTGACTTAGCTGATACAATGGCAGGAGTAGAAAAAAGATTACAGAATATATCTAAATCAGGACTTGATACTGAAACTTATAATAATATTAAAGATGTTATCTTCGGTCCTCTTGATGCTAAAAGAAGAAAAATTAAAGGTGTCTTAGGATTACTAGATCAGTTCGATAGGGCTGGTGCCGCTAAGTATCTATTTGATGCTGATGAATTTATTAAAAGATTAAATGCTCAAACGATGGCTAATCTTGAAAAAAGAATAGTTAAAACTGCTGGTGCTAGTATCGCACCTACTTTAACAGCGTATCAAGATATTGGAGAAGAAGAGGGAAAGACCGCAATAGAAGTAAGCGATCTCGGTGAGAAAGTTTTTTCTAAACAAGGTGAAGAAGCTACTGATACAGTTCTTAAGAAAATAGTAGAAAGCGCAGGAAGTTTATTAAAAAATCTACTCCCAAACTAAGCAAAGTGGTCAAGGGAACATCAGCAGAATATGCTGGTATTTCTTGGTTATTAAAACAAGGTTATCATGTTTTTAAAAACGTTCATGTTACTGGTTTTATTGACGTTGTTATATTTGACGGCAAGAAACTTATAGGAATAGATATTAAAAGTGAGACATTTAGAAAGAAGAATGGACAAAAAATATATAGAAAACCTACTAGCAAACAAAAACAATATAGTGTAAAATTACTTTTCGTACAAGAAAACGGAGAGTGTTATTTTGGAAGCGATTAAACAACGTATTATTGAGCACGAAGGTAAAATCAATAAGATATATAAAGATTCATTAGGTCTTAAAACTTTTGGTGTAGGACATTTAGTACTTCAATCTGATGAATTAGAAGAAGGCGTAGAATACTCAGATGACGTTGTAATGCGTTATTTTGAAAAAGATTTTGAAACAGCAGTATCAGACGCTAAGAAATTTATTGATCCAGATGAACATCCAGAGGATATATTTGGAGTCATTATAGAAATGTGTTTTCAACTTGGCTATCCTCGCCTCTCTGGCTTTAAAAAATTTAAGGCAGCATTAGAAGAAAAAGATTATTTACTAGCTGCAGAAGAAATGTTAGACAGTCGTTGGGCGAATCAAACGCCAGAAAGAGCGAATGATCTAGCCGAAATAGTGAGGGAAGCATAATGATTTGGTCTTTATTAGGAACCGTAGCAAAAGGAGCAGTCGATGTTATTAAAACTAAAACTGAAACTAAAAAACTACTTGCTCAAGCTGAGCAAACACATATTAAAAAGATGGCAGAAGGTGAATTGGAATATGCTATTCAAGCGCAAAAAAGCATGGGAGATTCATGGCGAGATGAATGGTTCACAGTCATTCTGTCGGTCCCTCTTTTAATAGTCTTTATTTCTATATTTGCTAATAAACCTGAATGGATAATTAAATTAAAAGAAGGTTTTATGGCGTTAGATGAACTACCCGATTGGTATATATGGGCGTTAATGGCTGCAATAGCTAGTTCATTTGGATTGAAAGTAACCGATCTTGCAATTAAAAAATTTAAGAAATAATGAAAAAAGATTGGTTTCTTTATTGTTGCGCTGCAGCAATCTTAATAATTTTCTTATTATTCATATGTTCTAAAGCTAATGCTGAAACGAATACAGTATCGTCAACTGTTACGGGCACTACAACGGTTGACAAATCTCCGTCAACAGCATCTGCTCCTTCAGTCGTTGTCAACAACCAAGATGTCTGCACGACAGGAGCGTCAGCTGCGGTGCAAACTCAAATTTTGGGGATCGCTGGAGCGACTGTTAATACTGATGAGAATTGCGAAAGATTAAAACTATCTCGTGCCTTATATGGTATGGGTATGAAAGTCGCTGCAGTATCAGTACTTTGCCAAGATCCAAGAGTATTTGATGCTATGGAAATGGCAGGAACTCCTTGCCCGTATTTTGGTACGATAGGAGAAACTGCACAAGCAGGATGGGACAGTCATCCAGAACATCAACCGGGTTATAAGGAGCCTAGCAATGCTAAGAAATATTGGATCGGTGGTGGCATTCTTCTTGCTATCACTACTGGTATCTTGCTCTTTTAGTTTTGAAACAGTAGAAGCATACGAGCAACAATATTATGTTGGAGATATTGGCCCCGGTGGTGGTACTGTTACAAGCGTTACCATTGAATCTGTCTTATCAGATAGTTCTATTGAGTTGGTAGGTGACTTTGAAGAAACTACTTATACTTATACTCATACAGAAACAGTTATCGAAGAAGTAGAAACAGTTGAATATATTCAACAAACTAACTATGAAATAGTCAGTACTGAAACTACTAATAATCTTATTACAAGT